GGCGGCGAGATGCAGTTTGTTAGCACTGGCTCTGCGGGTGCTTTTAATCTAGGTCCAAACCAAGAAGCGAAAATCTTTTATGAAAATGAAGCCGACGACCACTTGGTAGTCTCTGGATCCGCAGGAGGCACCCGTCTTCTTGGAACCAACATCTCTATCCCAAGTGGTAATCTTGGTATTCGCATAAACGGAGACGCCAACATAACCCACGGCATAACACTACCAGACACAAGTGATCCAAGTGGGCAAGTTAAGGCAAACGCATTTGTTTCCTACTCATCAATAAGATTCAAAGAAAACGTAGAGCCACTAGGTTCTGCCGTAGAGACAATCTCGAAACTAAAGGGAGTTTCCTACAACTGGATAGACACGGGCAAGAAAGATTTTGGTTTTATTGCTGAAGAGGTAGGAAAAGTCTTACCAGAGATTGTCGAATGGTCACAAGATCCAGAGTATGCAAATACTATGGACTATACTAGGATCATCTCGTTTTTAGTTGAAGCGGTAAAAGAGCAGCAAAAGAAAATAGACATTATGTCTGAAAAGCTAGATAAAATAGATGTATAATAGGTAAAATGAAAAAGTCTGATTTAAATGACATAGCAAAGATAGAGCAAGCAATTGCGAAGAAATACGGCTCAGAGACAATACAAAATCCTAAATCTGGCTGGACAAAAGAAAAAGAGCTTGAATACCTGCAACAAATAAAGAAAAGGTTCAGTCAAGACCTTAGACGCAGAGAAGATAGTGAAAAGATTAACAAAGATGGTTTTTTCCTTTCAAAAAAACTACTTACTAAAGACGAAGACCGTGTTTGTCCTGCTTGCTTTGAGTATTCGTTTGATTTAAAAGACGATTTGTATATGAATAAGTATGACTGCTGTTGGAAGTGTTATATGCATTTTGTTGAAGGCAGAGAGGAACGCTGGGCTGACATAGACCAAAGAGTAGAGTTTCTGGGAAACTTTTATAAGGGGAAAGATAATGGCTAATATTTTAGATGTTGTACAAACAATTCAAAACATTGTTGCTACAAAAGGATATGACGGAGCGCTTGACGAAGAAGGAAAGCCAGTCAAGATTGGACTTAAGAGAGAAGTTGAAAATGTTGTAACAGACAGTAGGCTTGTCGACGGGTTTAGTGTTAGATTTCAAGGAGAGAACCTTGTTCTTGGCTATTCTTCGGAGTGTAATATTAAACAAGTTCAAAAGCCCAACTTTGAAGGCATGGTCGAGCAGCACATCGCAGACATTATCTCTTTCATCCAAAAAGAATACAAAGCTGCCGCAGGATCAACTCTTCGCTTGACAAAGGAAGGGGAGACTGATATCCTTGTACAAAAGATGTCTAACTTCCGCACTTGGTTTCAGTCAAGTTGTATCTACAAGATTGGCGGAACAGAGGGTGTACTCGAAGAGGATAAGCCAGCAGACATCAATGAGAGCATTAAGAACTGGCTCAAGGCTGCTAAGAACTAATAACCCACCGTTGAGAAATGGCTTATAAACTTTCTAAAAAAGAAATCCTATCAGAGATAGTGAAGTGTGGCAAAGACCCGGACTTCTTTATCAATAGCTATGCTAGGATCTCCCACCCAATCCACGGTACTGTGCCTTTCAATACCTACGATTTCCAAACCCAACTCCTAAAAGATTTTAATGATCATCGCTTCAATGTGATTTTGAAGGGACGACAGTTGGGCATTTCTACCATTACTGCTGCCTATGTGTCTTGGATGATGCTTTTTCACCGAGATAAAAACATCCTTGTTATGGCTACTAAGTTTCAGACAGCAGCCAACTTGGTCAAGAAAGTCAAAGCAATCATTAAAAACCTACCAGATTGGATGCAGATAGCAACTATCTCTATCGATAACAGAGCCTCCTTCGAGTTGAACAATGGTTCTCAGATCAAAGCCTCCACAACTTCCGGCGATGCAGGTCGTTCAGAAGCTTTGTCTCTTCTCGTAATCGATGAGGCTGCACACGTAGAAGGGCTTGATGAACTCTGGACTGGTCTTTATCCTACCCTATCAACAGGTGGGCGTTGTATCGCTCTATCTACCCCAAATGGTGTGGGAAACTGGTTTCACCAAACCTACACTGACGCCGAAGGGGGCATTAACGACTTCTTTCCAACTGTGCTTCCTTGGGATGTCCACCCGGACAGAGACCAAGAGTGGTTCGAAGAAGAGACAAAGAATATGTCTCAACGCCAAGTTGCCCAAGAGTATGAGTGCAACTTCAATATGTCCGGTGAAACCGTTATTCACCCTGAGGACATGGCAAGGATCAAACAAGCCCTACAAGAACCCAAGTATAAAACAGGGTTCGATAGAAACTTTTGGATCTGGGAAGAATACCAGCCGGGAGAAAGCTATCTTCTTGTAGCCGACGTTGCTCGCGGTGATGACAAAGATAGTTCTGTTTTCCATATTATGAAGCTATCAACAATGGAAATCATCGGAGAGTATAAATCTAAAATCACACCAGACCTTTTCGCCAATATGCTAAACGAAGTAGGCAAAGAGTTTGGCGAGTGTCTAATGGTGATCGAGAACAACTCTGTTGGCTTCGCTGTCTTAGATAAACTCAGAGACTTGGCTTATCCTAATCTCTACTACTCAATTAAATCAACCCACGAATACGTCGAGCAATACTTGGGAGAAACTAGCTCTAACGCTGTTGCTGGCTTCTCTACTACATCCAAGACCAGACCTTTGATTGTGGCGAAAATGGAAGAATTCATTAGAAATAAACTAGTTACAATATATTCTGCTAGACTATTTAATGAGTTAGAGACATTTGTCTGGCAAAACGGTCGTCCTCAAGCAATGCGTATGTACAATGATGACTTGGTGATGGCTTTTGCTATAGGTTGCTGGGTTAGAGATACAGCGTTGGAAACTAACCAAAGAGATGTGCAATATACAAAAGCATTCCTTAGTACAATGACTAGGACAAAAAGTGAATTAAATACCACAATTCCGGGTCAACAGGGCTATAAACCTGTCGCAAAAAGTGCTAGAATAAAGGAACAACAGCAATACAACTGGATTCTTAAAGGATAATAACAATGGCAGCCAAAAACGGAAAGAACGTAAGAAATCCCGCATCCCCTCTCTTTAAGAGATTAACCAGATTATTCTCTGGTCCTATCGTTAATTACAGGGCACAGAATGTAAACCAGAATAGAAGGGCGGAACTAGAAAAGTATGGCAATAAGTTCACTTCTGCCTCTGGGAAACAATTCAAGAGGATGGAATACAATCCATTTTCTGATTTGGCTGCAAATATTTATCAAAACCAATCCAGACTTCAAAGGTATATAGACTTTGATCAGATGGAGTATGAACCAATCATAGCCTCCGCCTTGGATATATATGCAGATGAAATGTCGACTTCATCTCACATGCAGCCACTTTTAAATATTCACTGCCAAAATGAAGAAATTAAGATCATCTTAAATTCTCTTTTTCACAACGTTCTTAACGTCGAGCACAATATTTTTAACTGGTGCAGAACACTTTGTAAATACGGTGACTATATTCTCTACCTAGACATTGACGATAAAGCAGGTATTGAGAATGTAATCAGCCTTCCCCTGAGAGAGGTGGAGAGACTAGAGGGTGAAGATAAGACAAACCCAAACTACGTCCAATACCAATGGAATTCTGCTGGAATGACCTTTGAGAATTGGCAGATTGCTCACTTTCGTGTTCTGGGCAATGACAAGCATGCCCCATATGGAACCTCTGTTTTGGATCCATCTAGGAGAATTTTTAGGCAATTAACACTACTTGAAGATGCTATGATGGCTTATCGCATTGTTCGATCACCAGAGCGCCGTGTGTTTTATGTTGATGTGGGAAATATGGCTCCAGAAGATGTTGAGCAATATATGCAAAAGGTTATGACTTCTATGAAGCGTAACCAAGTTGTTGATGCCGACACTGGTCGTGTTGATCTTCGTTACAACCCAATGTCTGTTGATGAAGATTATTTTATTCCCACTCGTGGTGGTCAGTCAACTAGAGTTGAAAGTCTGCCCGGCGGAACTTACACAGGTGACATCGATGATGTTAAATACCTAAAAGATAAACTATTCTCGGCACTTAAAATCCCACAGTCCTACCTGTTCCGTGGTGAAGGTGCCGATGAGGACAAGGCAACACTCGCTCAAAAAGACATTCGTTTTGCGAGAACAATTCAGAGATTGCAAAGAGTTGTGATTACAGAGCTAGAGAAGATTGCTATTATTCACCTTTTCACCTTGGGATATAGAGAGAACGATCTTATTTCTTTTAAACTCTCAATGAATAATCCATCTAAGATTGCTGAACTCCAAGACTTGGAGCAGTGGAGAACTAAGTTTGATGTTGCTTCCGCAGCAGCAGAAGGATTCTTCTCAAAGCGTTGGATCGCAGAAAACCTCTTTGTTATCTCAGAAGAAGAGTTCTTGCGTAATCAGCGCGAAATGTTCCACGATAGAATGATCACAGCCCAGCTTGATCAATCAGCCGAAGCCGCAGATATGGGCGGAGGACTTGGCGGCGGCGGAGCAGAAGATCTTCTCGGAGACGAGGGAGGTGATGATGCTGGCTTGGAAGATCTGGCAGGAGGCGATGATGAGGCTCCCGCAGCAGAAGAGCCAGCAGGTGAGCCAGATACAAATCTCTTAGCAGTCCCGCCAGCAAACAGAGACGATAAGTTGGAAAAAAAGGTTGGAGGAAAAACCTATACAACAACTGCCAAGTCCAAGGGCAAGTGGCATGCCAAGAGGAATGACCTCTCAGGCAAAAGAGCAATGCAAAGGCAAATGTCTTCTGACGCCGGTAGCAACCTAGCTAGCAGCACTTCTAGGAACATTAATAAAGGCTATTCCGACCTTTCCCGTTTAGCAAGAGGGATTAAAGAGGAA